GCTGACCCATCCGGCGGATCTTCACCGTCGGCTCTAGCTTGCGGATCTCGACCATGCGTACCCTCGATGTAGTGCCGGGGGTGGGGGTTCGAAGACCCACCCCCGGCAGTTCGATCTAGAAGGGGTCTTCCAGATCAGCCAACGGCATCGACTGCTTCGGTGCCTCGTAGCGGGCCCGGAACAGCTTCGGAGCCGAGAACCCCCGGTTCGTCTTCTTGCCCATCCCGGTGAAGGCCACCGTCAACGTCGCACCCGTCGCGAACTCCTTCTCACCGGCCTTCTTCACCGCGTCGCGGATGGCGTCCTTCAACGACGTGCCCGATCCTTCGGCCACCTCGTAGTTGCCACCCTTGGCGTACACCCGACGGATCCCGTCATCCTCGTCGCCGTCGCCCAGATCGGTCTGGACGTCGATGATCATCTGCATGCGGGGCTTGCCGTCGGCCCACGTCAACGGCTCGTTGGTCTCCATCGCCGTCTGCTGGACGACGTCGTAGCTGACCACCGTGCCGGTGACCTGATCTCCGACCTCCTCGAACTTGGCGGCCTTGCCACCACCCCCGAAGAGGAAGCTGTTTGCATCGCTCATTTGATTTCCTTTGTTTCCTTGATGAGCGCGAACTCATTGCTCCTGTCCATCGCGCTCTTATGGACCCCCTCTTGCAGGGCCAACCGTGGATCCCTGTGCATCCACGGAATGGAGAACTTGGCTTCGACCTTGTCGAGCAGGTTGAGGAGGTGCACCATCTGCATCGGCGTGTGCCCACCCTTCTTCGGGGACGGCACCCCGTCCGGCCAGTGCTCGATGGCCCACTGCTTGGCCGCCTCGTTCATGGCGATCGTTGCCATCCGCATCTTGCAGTACTCGATCATCTCGGGCATGATCTCGACGTCGGCCACGATCGTTGCATCCACACCTTGTGCCGCCAGCTTCTGGATCGGCGTCTCGGGCAGGGACGTGTCGGGCATCCCGACCAGCTTGATGTCGTAGTCACCCTTCTTCCACTTCGCCTGCCACTTCTTCACCTCGAACGCCAGCCACGCTCCGTACAGCCCGATCTCCACCGAGCACCAGTACAACTCGGCCCGGTGGCGACCCACCGGGAGATGGATCAGCAACGTCCACTTGTCGTTGATCGGCGGCGTCGGCAACCGGCGCTCAGCGATCACGTCGTAGAGGACGCCGGTGGCGTACAGCGCGCACTGCACGCAGTACCCGGGCACCGAGAAGTCCAGCTTCGCTCCGGTCTTCAGGTCGCCCACGATCAACGTGCCCGGCTCCAACCAGTCACCCTTGGGTGTTTGCATCCGCAACGTGGTGCGGAAGATCCGGTCGGCGGTACCGGCAGCCCGGTACTCGTCGTTGACCAACGGCACCTCGATCATCTCCGACACCAAGCCATACGCTTCGATCAGCGACGTGTAGCAGTTCAGATCCTCGGCGTGCTCGCCGGGATCGAAGTCGACGTCAGTGACGTCCTCGGCCCGCACCGTCATGGCGTGCAACCCGGTGCCCTGATCGGCCCGCTCGTTGGCCTCGCCCTTGTCGAGGGCCTGCTCGCGCAGCCGGTTCTTCTCCACCCGGTCGTCGTCCTTGCAGGCCACGATCTGGGTCTGCAACGCCTTCGAGCGGGCCACCCCGTCCATCGCCTTGAAGATGCGCCAGTTGGTCAGGGCGAACTCGTCGTCCAACGGCTTGTGGAACCCCGACGGCCGGCTGTACCGCTCCGTCTTCGTGCCGTCCATGCTCTTCACCAACGGCGCACCGTTGGCCCGACGGAAGTCGTGGCGCTGTTCGTGGGCATCGTCCAGTTCGTCGATGTCGATGGATGTCATGCCGCCACCTTGCGTCCGCAGTGCTCGCACTGGAGGGTGCCGAACAGCCACACCGGCACGGCCTGCGGTCGACGGCACTGGCAGAGGAACCTGCCGGCCTGCCGATCGGCCCAGAACTGGCGGGTCGTGTAGTACTGCCTCACTCGTTGGTAGCTGCTCACAGCGACCTGCAATTCCGGTAGCTGCTGCGGAGCATCGAGATGTAGTTCGATCCCACGGAGTACTCCCTTGCCAGGTCGACGTTCCTCTTGTCGCTGGCACGGATCGCTGCGACCTGCTCGGCCGTCAGCTTGGTGTGGTTACCTCGGCCCTTCTGGGCCATGTCACGCATGTTGTCAGCGTGGGTGCCGAGGAAGAGGTGGTCGGGGTTGATGCACAGACGGTTGTCGCATGTGTGGCACACGTACATCCCGTCGGGGATCGGTCCGTTCGCTTCCTCCCAGGCCAGACGATGGACACGCAGCATCTTGCGAGCTGCGCCGTTCCAGACGTGGCCGTAGCCCTTGCCGTCGATGCCGCCGTCCCAGATGGTGCAGCCCATTACAGGCTCCCCAGCAGCCGGAAGGCGTAGGCATCCAAGATCTGGTCGACCTCTCGGCTGTGCGTGTCCTTCACGATGTCGTACAGCACGGCAGCCAGCGTCCTCGACGTCAGATCGTTGGAGTGTTTCCTGATCCGATCCAGCACCGCCAACCACGGCGTCCCTGTCAACGCCTCAGTCATGTCAGTCCTCCCGTTGCAGTTGGTGGGCCACGCCGTACCGACTGATCAGCACGGCCTCGGCCCGGTTGTGATCCATCACCCGCTTGAAGCTGTCAGCCCACTGCGGGTAGATCTCGCGGGCCACGCCGCGGATCCCGTTCTTGTCCAGCTTCGTCACCGACATCTTCTTCTTCCACTCGGCAGGTCTCACTCTGACGAGGGGGTGTGACAGTGACTGCACGACGCCGACGATGATGCCGGTGTTGAGCCCCAGGCTGTAGCTGGCGATCGAGCCGTTCTTCGGCATCGGCTGCGTGTTCTCCAAGTAGACGATGACGTTGTCGGTGTCGAGCGTCTCGTAGAGGGCAGCGCCGTCGATGCGTCCTTCGAGCACCGGCAGATCCTCGATCACCGTCAGCACGCCGCGTTCGTGGACGGCCAGCGCTCCGGTGACCCCCGGGTCGATCCCGATGACCTTCATCGCTTCTCGATGTCCGGCGGCTCGATCGGCTTGTAGACCCGCTGCACGGCGTCGACGATCAGCGTCGGGATCGACACCTTCAGCTCGTTGGCCTTCTCGTCGATCTGGGCCCAGTACCAGTACGGGACCCGGAAGGCGATCTGCATCGGGACCGTCCGAGCATCTCTGTTCTGTCGCTTCAACATAGGTTAATGGTACCACATCGAGTTGGGTGGGGTCAAGGGTTATACCAGGGTAATAACCATGGTATAACATAGTTATCCTCTAATTGTCGACAATTAGGCAGGCAGAACGCATAATCAGCCCATGCCAGGGGAAACCGGGCCGATCCCTCGACGCCTCGACCTCAACGACCACCGGGTCCGGCGGTTCATCGAGTGGCTGTGCACCGTCCGCGACGAACGCGACCCGCGCACCCAGACCGAACTGGCCACGCTGCTCGGCGTCAGCAGCCAGACGCTCGGCAACTGGAAGACCAACCCCGACTTCCTCGCCGCCTGGGAGCACCAGTACCGCAAGACCAGCGGCTCGCCCGAGAAGCAGCAAGCCGTGCTCGAAGCGCTGTGGTCGACAGCCGTCGACCGCACCGACCCCCGCCAGGTCCCCGCCGCCCGAGCCTTCCTCGAAGCCACCGATGCCATCAAGCCCAAGAAGGTCGACGTCACCGTCACCAAGGCCACCAAGGATCTCAGCGAGGAAGAGCTGAACGCCCTCCTCGCCGAAGGCGCCGCCCGAGAGCTGGACGCCCGTGCCGGGCAGTAGGACGGTCGGTGGCTACCAGCCACCCACCCAGCCGGCCGAACGACGGGCCTTCTTCGACCTGCTGCGCCGGGTCGCCGACCTCGAAGCCACCGTCAACCGCATCGCTCCGATCGTCGACATCCTGGCCAACGAAGTGACCGTCGGCAGCTACGTCTCGTTCTCGTTCAACTCGAACACCACCGAGCCGATCGTCGGCAACCAGGTCCGCATCAACAACGCCAGCCAGACCGCCGCCACCCGGCTGTGGGTCAGCCACTCCACCTTCGACGGCCTCGATGTCCACGTCGGCCTCAGCCGGGTCACGGCAGGCGACACGATCTACATCCAGGACTTCGACGACGGCTCCAAGTGGGTGCGCTACCTCGTCGGCGGGACCCACGACGACGGCACCTACCACGACTTCAACGTCACCTATGCCAGCGGTCCGGCCAACGTGCCGTTCCAGAAGATCGCCCTGCGGATCCTCTTCCAGGGGGTCGCATGATCGACCCGCTGCCCGACGAGCCGACCGACGACATGCGCGCCGTCTACGACATGCTGAAAGGCGACGCCGCCTACCCGGTCCCGACCGGGCAAGCCGCCCTGTGGGCCGTGATGGCTGGCTACGCCACCGACCCCATCATCTGGGCCCAGCAGCTGCTGCACCTCACCTCGACGCTGATCGAGGAAGAGACGTGACCCTCGTCGACGAGTACGACTTCACCCAGCTGCTGGAGGAGCGGGAGTGGCGGGCCTGCTGCCCGAACACCAACGACCCAGCCCGCCTGCTCGCCGCCTTCGAGTACTTCTGCGTCAACTACGTCTACATCAAGCACCCCGACAAGGGCCGCATCAAGTTCGAGCTGTTCGACAGCCAACGCGAATCGGTCGACCTGTGGATTCGCAACCGCTACAGCCTGATGCTGAAGGCCCGCCAGCTCGGCTTCTCCACCCTCGTCGCCGTCTACTCGTTCTGGCTCACCTTCTTCTACGAGGACCGCGTCGTCATCATGCTGTCGCGTACCGAGCGCGACGCCATCAAGCTGTTGCAGAAGGCCAAGTACGCGTACCGGTTCATGCCCGAGTGGATGAAGTTCCGTGGGCCACCAATCAACCCCACACCAAGATCGAGTTCGCCAATGAGAGCTACATCGAATCACTCCCGTCGGCTAGTGATCCTGCTCGTGGGGAGTCTGTCTACCTGGCTGTGGTGGATGAGCTTGCGTACCTCCCCAACTCCGAAGAGGCGTGGGCATCCATCGAGCCGATCGCTGACGTCGGTGGGCGGGTCATCGCCCTCTCGACCGCGAACGGTGAGGGCAACCTCTTCCACTCGCTCTGGGTTGGGGCCACCGCCGGCAACAACCGGTTCAAGTGCCTGTTCCACCCTTGGTGGGCGAACGGCCGGGACCAGGAGTGGTACGACACCAAGCGGGAGGATCTCCCCGAGTGGCAGCTGGCCCAGGAGTATCCCGACAACCCGGAGGATGCGTTCCTGAAATCGGGCCGTCCAGTGTTCTCACTGGAGGTGCTGCGAGCCATCGAGACCACCGACCCCATCGTCGAGGGCTACCTGGAGAAGCACCGTGGCTTCCAGTTCATCGCTGAACCGCACGGCCCGCTCCGCATCTGGGCGCTGCCCGCCGATGACGGTCGCTACGCCATCGGCGCCGACCCCAGCCAAGGCATGGAGCACGGCGACTTCTCATCGGTCCACGTCATCAACGTCCGCAACGGAGACGTCGTCGCCACCTGGCACGGACGCATCGACCCCGACCTGCTGGGCTCCGACGTGCTGGCCCCGCTCGGACGTTGGTACAACAACGGGCTGATCGGCGTGGAGAACAACAACCACGGCCTGACCACCCTCACCGCCCTGCGCCGGGTCCGCTACCACCCGCTGTTCATGCAGCGATCGCCGCGCTACAAGCGCTCGGTGCCCACCGACATCATGGGCTACCGCACGTCGCAGATCACCAAGCCGATCATGATCGACGAACTCAACATGGCGCTGCGCGAAGGCAGCGTCAACCTGTTCGAAGCCGAAACGGTCGCCGAACTCCGCACCTTCGTCCGCGACGACAAGGGGAAGATGACCGGCTCCCCGTTCGACGACCGCACCATCAGCTTGGCGATCGCCAACCAGATGACCCGCTTCGTCTTCCTCAAGCAGTACGAGCCGGACCGCGAGCCGGGACCTGGAACAATGGCCTGGACCGAGAAGCTGCTCTACGGCGACGCCCCGCTCGAACGCCTCGGCCGTCGTCGCCCGAAGGAGCCGGACCCGATCGGCGCCCACTGGACCCGCGACCCCGTCACCCAAACCCGGAGGCATTGATGGCCACACGACTCGAAACGCAACGACCGCCGAAGCCTGGCCGCTACCACAAGCGGACCAACAACCGCCTCCAGACCCGCGGCTACACCGGCGCCCACGGTGTGGCCGGTGATCCGTCGGCCGCCCCCACCAACGTGTACGCCAGCGGCTTCAGCGAGATCACCGCGTCCACCGCCCCGATGGCTGCGCTGCTCGCCGGGCTCGGCTTCGTCGCCAACCCGCAGACCGCGTGGACCACCGGCCAAGGCATCGTCGTCAACGGCTTCGCCTTCAATTGGTCGGGCTCAGCGTGGGCAGCGGGGAACCATGCGTAGCGATCCCAAGGACCGCATCCCGAAGTACCTCGTCCGGCGTGGGCCGGATGAGTGCTGGGAGTGGTCCGGCGGGATGCGGACGCTCGACGGCTACCCGCAACTGTGCG